AGCCGGCAGGCGTTGCACGGAGCTCTGAGGTGGCGCCCCCGCGCCGGTCTGTCTGCCCTTGAATACCTCGGCTCCGATACCCAACCAGGAACAAACCTTCGTCAGCGCATCCGTGGTCGCTCCCTTGCAGGCGTCGCCCAGATCGGCGTTATCGTTGCCGCCAAAACACTCGTAATAGATGCCGTATTCAGGGATCGAAAAACGTAGCTTGACGACGACCATGCGCTCGGAACGTTCGACGATATCCGTCTCCACGCGCCATGAGCCTACGCCGAAAACCTCGTTGAGCCGTTCCGTTACATAAATCGACTTGATAGACGACAGGAACTTCTTCGTCGGATGCTGCGAGACGGCTTCATCGGGAAGACGTCGATCCAATGCCTCCTTCTGTTCGGGGGTGATAGTTCGTGTTTCCATAGCCTACTCCTCCTCGACTATTCGATGCGTGAACTTCTTCGCATCGAGATGGCGCATCATGTACGCGATCTCTTTGCGTATCTCCTGCGTCCGCAACTTGCGGCTCCAACAACCCGATGCTACAATGTTCGCAGGGCGGGCGATCTCGTAGATTTCGATTCTCGTTTTCATTTTATAGATTGTTATGTTTTCCGTAGTAGTTGAGTTTGTCGACAATCGCCGGAAACGACATATCTCCGTAGTCGAAATCCATCACGTTTACGATTTCTATATCGTCTCGGCGGATGTCCAGCAGAGGAGCGCCGGATCCATCGACATCTTTACACACCTCGTAGTGGCGAACCGCTTCCACATGATAGAGGTCGAAATCGGTCTCGACTCTCTCGCCGTCGTAGTCGCCCCTGCTTGTCTGACCGACCTGCTCGCGCAGATCATTGAAGATAGATTTTGCAACTGTAAGGGTTATCAATGTCGTATAATCGTGCGACCGCCCCAATTTCGAAGGATAGATGTCGTATATATCGGTCTTCGATAGCGGGATTGAATAGGTCTGGTTCATCTTAGTGCTCATTGAAAAGTTTGTCGAAGAGTTTATCGAAGCTATCACGGTGCGCGGCCGCAAACCCGTAGGCGGCCAGGATCGCACACGAGAAAAGAACAAGGATCACAAGCTCGGCCATAACATTTGCGGTTCAGAGAGACGTTTGCGCTCTCGATAGAGGAACAGATCGCGTTTGCGACGCTGAGTATGGACTCGTTTATACCATATGCACCAGAAATAACCGGCCACTCTCTTCCAGAGAGGCGCGGGCTTCAATTCGAATGAATCCATGACTATCGGTTTTTGTAGAGTTTTTCCAGTGATTCGAGGCCGTTCGTGACGTCGAACATCGACGCATAACGGTCGGCAATAACCTCGTTGCACCACTTGGCAACAATGGACACGGCACAGCGGTATAGCTCTGCGGGTGTAATGGGAGCCTTGATGTCCCCAGAAAGAAGTTCGATGAGTTCGGCTTTCGTGAGTTTGTCGAAAGCGGATGTAGTGACTCTACTATTGTTCAAGCCACCACTTTTAACTTCTGTTCGCATTTGTCAGTTAAAAGTTTAGTGTATAGGGCAATAAAAAAGGCGTTGCCCCGTCATGTTTTGCGAACAGACACCCTCGGCATAACCGAAAGTGGACAAAGGGCAACGCTTTATAGCGTTATAATATGTCTCTTGTTGATGCTTTGGGCATCTGTTCGCAAGGGCAAATATACGAACAGATTTCGACTTCGCAAAGTTTTTTGCAAAATCTTTAATCGGGTTCTTGACGTTGTTCTGTAAAAGTTCGATGAGTTCGGCCTTCGTCAGTTTGTCGAAAGCAGGTGCGTTACCGTTACTATTCTTCACGGATTGAACGCTTGTGTTGGTCTTTGGCATGTTGAACACAAGTTAGTATGATAAAAAGAGAGACGCGCCCCCTAATCTCGCCAAAGACCCACGACTACGCGAAGTAGAAGTGCAACAGGGACACGTCTCAGAAAACGTTCGTATGTACTTGTAATCGCGTTACCGCGAGTCTTTGGCATTGCAAATATAGCGATTCATTTTGAATTTGCAAAAAAATATGAAAAAAGGCATCGAATTCGACGCCTTTTCAAAGTTGAATCAAGAATTACTATGCCTCGAACACCTCATGCAGCTTCACGATGCAGTAAGCTACGGGCTTATCCTGCGAGGTCTCAACCTTGACATCTACAACGTACACCGACGTAAGAGGATTGTCTTCGCCGTACAACATCTCCCGCTTCACCTCCTCATCGTCGAACAACACCTTCATGGCCCGTCCGGGGAGAATGCTATCGATGACGCCCCGATTCTTTGCATTGTTTTTTATATCGCTGCTGGCTTGCTGCCATGTCATAAGCACATTCTTGTGAATATCGGTTTGTTCTCGCACTGATAGTTTCTCGATTTCTTTCCTTACGGCATTTTGTATTGCGTTCGACTCGACGCTATCGGTTCTCAATCCAATCTTGATATCGCCGTTGATATATGTGCCTATGTTGATCACAGCTCCATTATCTGCGGCAATCGGATTCACAATATTCCCGAAATCCCGACAATCGGAAATTGTCAAATCAGGGTTCTTCGTACTTTTACCCAAAAAGTAGCTTAGCGCATCTTTGCAATATCCTACAAAACCAATGATCGAATTCGCATTTTCCATGAATGGTAATGCAGCAACTGCCAAAGTATCGATAAGTTCTACAATAACGCATCCTTGACGAATCTCTTTAACATAGAGCTTGGCTTCGCTATTGATATTTTGCTCCGGATGTTTCTTTAAGTAGGACACATATTGATTATTCAATGAAACCAAAGATCCGGTTAAATCCAGCAGTTCCATTGGTTTTGTATCTTCTATATGAATATGTAGCCTGACATCTTGCATCGTGTTCAATTTATTCGTCTTGTCAAATATACGAAATAAAATAGTTTGTTCTGCGATTCATTTTGAATTTGCAAAAAAATATGAAAAAAAGCGGGGTTATTAGCCCCGCCGAACACTTAAAATATTATGAACGTTATTTGCCATACAAGATGGCAAATGCCTTACGATGGTAAAGATTCACTTCCCCATAGTTCCCATCGAATATCTTTTTAACTTCAAGCCCGTGTTCTGCCGATATAGCTTTCAGAGCTCGCCACGAAACCTTTCGCCAGTTAATACCGTGTTCCTTTGCCCAACGCTTGATCGAGAACCAATCTTTTGCCTCGTCGAGCTGCTCGGTCTTTTTCTCTAACTGAAGTTGGATTTTTTCTTTCTCCTCTACCGTATCGGCCAACTGACGCAGGGATTCCGCGTAATTCCTCGGCATTACCATTGTGTAAGTGCCGGTCTTACGGAGCGTGGGGAGAACTTCATCACATACCCATGCTTGAAACTCTTCGGCTTTCAGAGCATTTGATTTAAGCACCAGTCGATACATATCACCCTCTCTGCCGAATTTAATTGATTGGGTACCTCCGTTTGTAGGAGTTTCCAAAACGGTAACCCCTTTACAGTGGTCTATTACTGCTTTCAGAAACCCGTCCATTCAAGTTAAAGAACCCTGTATCCTACTACTGGGTTTTATCTTGCGGTAGGACGCAAGATTTTTTAGTTTTTTTAACCCAAAAAGAAAGGAGGTGTGACTCCATGTCTGCGTTTGAATTCTATTAATGAAAGTTGTGCAAGCCTGTTTTCTGCAAGTACATCAAAAAAAACGGGAAAATCATTTATCCCAAGAAGGCGAAAGTCTTTGTGATTTGGGTACCAGTAGATAGCGTAGCTTAACGCTCTTTCCGTCGTGGAGTGGTAGGACACTCCGTTTTCTTATTCTACAAAAATAGCGACTTGATTTTCTTCGGGAATCAAACTTATGATTTCATCCAACATCGGCGCGGGCCTATCGCCCCTACACTCCTTTATAAGCCTATCTCGAAACGCGAACTCATGCGTAAACACTGGACGGCCCAATACCTTTTCAATCGCCGCATGGAATACATCGAACGGCATACAGAGTCTATCTTGAAATAATTGGAAATCTACAATCTGCTCCGGCGTCCATGTTTCATAACACTTGCTATCGAAAAAAGCGATAGCCTGTTCTTTGGTCAGTTGTTTCATAAACTTGGTTGTTTAACTTAATTTGTGGACGCGGGCGGATTCGAACCGCCACATTCAGAATCAAAGTCTGATGCGCTACCATTACGCTACACGTCTATGACAATATCGTCTATTCAACAGCACTTACCGTTGTCTTTGTAACGATGTCGTACCGCCCCATCGCCTTGCGTGTCTGATACGTTTCTCGATGCCCTTCGATCCATTCATGAACATCGTCCACATTATACAATGCAACGGGTTTGCCTTTCCCATTACGGGAGAATCGAGTACCGACGAAACCGCATACTCGCAACTGATGCAGCCAAATTTGCGACATCTCGAATATACGGCTCACCGCATCAATGGATTTAAAATTCTCTTGCTCCATATCTTTTGTTTTTGTCGTTATCCAAAAATACCCCACTTTCGCAGGTGCCGGCGCCGGCACCGCCATTACCATAACAGCGGATTCGGATTTCGTGTTCTTAAACAGGGAGACATCTTCAAAACTCCCCGTGGACGCAGGAGGATTCGAACCTCCGATCGTCCGGTTATGAGCCGGCTGCTCTGACCTGCTGAGCTATGCATCCATAAAAGCCGCCCGAACCTACCACTCTCCCACGCATCTTGCGCAGGGCTTCGACTCGTGCGGCCACCCGCCGCGTGCTTCACAGCGGACGACAGGCTGATTAATCTAATAATATGGCGAATTACCTTGCGATAGGTTTAGATACCTTTCTGCGATTTCTTAAATCGCCCCTGCTTATCTCGCTCTCGATCATGCGACGCCAGCTTCGCTTCGAGTCTATGGATAGTCTCCATCGCCCGCTTCAACTTGTCGTTCATATCCAAATTGCGGGAATAGAGCATGTCGGCCCGTGTTTGTTGATACTCCACTTCGTCACGAAGGCGCGAAATCTCCTTACGATACACCCCGCGCGGCGTAACGTCGAATCCGAAAAAAGTTTTCTCTTTCATAGCTATGAGATGTTGTCTGTTCGAATCATGTAATATACTTTATAACGCGATCGACGTCCATCTATCGATTGGCCATCCGTCCAACGGGAGACAATCGTATCGCCCTTGCGACGCAAACGGGTGACGACCTTCCGTAATTCCGTCGTATGGAACCGCCGGAATGCCTGTTGAACCGTCAGCGTACCGCCTTGCATAAGGTAATCCCGAATGTGACGCTGCGGTTCATTTGGTTTTAATTTATCCATATGTATAAGGTTTTAAGGTTTGCGCCCTGTCGCCATCAAAGGCACGGTCGATGCCGCAGGGCAAAAAGCGGGCTTTACGCGGAATAACAAAACTTCTAACCCTGAAAGAACGTGTGCGTAAGCCCGCAATTGAGCCCGGAAAGCCGATCAAAGCCGTCCGGGCGTAATAATGCGCTTATTTGTCCCGGTGGTCCTCGCCGCTCATGTCGTCGCAGCTTCGGAGCCTGTGCCGGTCTTTCGCGCATTTCGGCTATTGGCTTACTCGCGGCCGCATCTTCTCAATGGCGGCACATAGTGCAGATACGTTGCAAGCGTCGGTCGGAATGGTGCGGCTCCGACTGCCGGATCGCTTTCTGCCTTGCGGGCTGGGGTTGTATTGCCAGCGATCGAACCCCTCACCTCATAGGGTGGCTATTGGCTCCCGTGTCAGCGGTCAGGCTGGCACGGAAATAAAGGGTCTATTATCGCTGACGATAGATAGATTGAAGAGCTTCGAGTTTAGTAGTGAGTTCGTACATTGAGGCATAGCTGCCTTTGATGACGTCGTCGCACCACTTGCCAAGAGCCGATACGGCACAGCGGTAAAGGCCCTCGGGTGTGAGAGGTTGGGTAATGTTACCCTCCAATAACTCGATAAGTTGCTTTTTGGTAAGCTGTTCGAATGATTTCGTACCGTTGGTACGAGACGTAGCGGCCGTACTGTTCTTCGGGCCGATACTTTTGTCCATGTTTGCCATTGTTCGGAACAAAAGTTAGTTAATGTATGTACACAAAAGAAGCGAAGCCCCTTTGTGTTTTGGCAAACATACTGAATCGATACCGATACAGCCGAACGGGACTTCGCTATAAAATAAAGTACCGTATCGGAAACCGATTTGAGTATGTTTGCCGATACAAAGATACAAAGAGTTTTGAACTCTGCAAATAAATTCGCGAGTTTTTTCGATAAGCTGTGACTTTGATAGCTTATCAAAAGATGTAGCCTGTTTCGTAGGCTGTACGGTAGCCTTGACGCCTTGCGTCGAAGTTCTACTTTCAGGGGACTTTGGCATTGGTCTGAAAGTTTGGTTATGTATGTAACAAAAGAGGCGAACCCCTCTCGAAAACTCGCCAAAGTCCCGTCATCAAAAGAGATGACACCCGAAAGGAAGTTCGCCGTATTGCGGCAAAAATATGTATTCTCGGTATGACAACGAGACTTTGGCAATGCAATATTAGCGACTTCTTCTGAAACCGCCAAATTTTTGGTGATATTTTTTGCAATGCCGAACATAATGCACTGATTGTCTGAATTATCAAATAATACTTAACAACTGAATCACACTTCCTCTTCGTATTATCTTTCGATCAAGGGTAGAATCCCGTTCTTTTTCAGTTTCTCGTAAAGGAACAGCCGCCCCTTCTGCGTCCACTTGGTCGTCATTACTACACGCCCCGTGGTAGATTTCTCGGGAATGAAGGTGTCGGAATGAACGTACCCCATCGTATTGTAAGGTGCATACAGTATCCATTGTCCGCCCACCTTACGCTGAATTTTGAGGTTTCGCAACTCCGCGTTGAACTTATTGGCGCTCATCCCGTAGTCCTGCGCAATCTGCGTAGTGGTTACCGTGGTTTTGCTATTGAGGATTTGATCGAGATAGCAGGTACGTTCGTGAAGTTCGGCGATGGCCCTATCCCTTTCGGCAATCTGTTCGCCTTGCGCCAACAGAAGCTTCTGCTGTTGCTCTATCCGCTCGGCCTGCTTCGCGGCGAGCATCAACGCTTCCGAGAACGATGCCGGTATCTGGAACGACTGCGCATTCGCCTTTTCGAGTTCCTCCCAACGATTGATAATCTTGGCCCGCAAATTGGCGTCGTATCCACTTGCCAAAAGTAGGCTATCTTTCTTGGTAAGGAGATAACACGATACTTGTTTGGTTCCTCCGTTCGGCATGCTCTGTTCTCTTGATGATAATTCAAAATTGAATTGTCGTTTATCTTCAAGCTGTTCAAGCAGGTTGCGAATATCTCGCATTACATTTGAGTGTTGCCGTCCCGTGATTTCTGCAATTTGCAGCGAGGTCATTGTTTGCGTTTGACCCATGATCGTGATTTCGTTCATTGTCGTATTTTTTATAAAATCGGGAGCGGCGAGGGTGTCTAATTCAAATCTGCCCTATGTCAAAGCGGGTTTTGCCGCTCCCGATATTTTGATTACCTTTATAGTGTCTAATTCAAAACTTCTGCTTTATGAAAGGTTTTATTGAAGTAACCGATATAAGCGGAACCGTTTTCCTTGTTAATGTTTCACAAGTGGTATACGCCAACGGAGATACAAGCAATCAGACGGTCATCTGCCTAACCACGGGGAAAATATTCACAATCAAATCGGACTACCCGCAATTTGTGCAATTGATTAATTCTGCCCTTTGATATAGTTGTAAAAAGCGGCAGCTTTTTCGATTGCCTTCACATCGGATACCCCGATTGTATCGACAGCCCTTTCGAGACACCACTTTCGGAGCCTTTCATCGGCGCCGAACAGATTTTTAATGTAGTCGATCACTCGTTTCATAATTGTAGATTTTATTTGATTGTTTGTGGGTGCTACCGGATTCGAACCGGTATCCTTTCGCTTTACCAAGCGTACTACCGCTCTGTCGTTGAGCTAAGCACCCTGCGTTGCCATATTACTCCTTCTTCACGTGCAGCCACTCAACCGGCACGCCCATCTTTTCGGCGATCTCGTCCATCGTTACCTCGACAATCCCCTCCTCGGGAGCAGGATCGACAATGAGGCGGTAACCTTTCCTATATAGTTCGTCGCAGGTATAGTTGCTGGATGCCTCTCCTTTCTGGTTGAAGATAGAATCGTTTAATGATTTGAGGATTACCAGCTCCCCGCTGCGAAAGATGACCTCGTATAAACAGACTCCCCTCATGATTTTATCCCCCACCTGCCAATCCTTGTAGGCTTCGATCTCTGCGGCGGTTGAAGGAATAAGCCGGAAGTCGGTGACCCTGATATTGGGATTAGCAAAATCTGCTTCGGTTCCAGAGCGAACATACCATGCATATTTATATCCTCTTTTGTCGATGTCGTGAGACCTTCCTGTTTCATTTTGGCATAAATACACACATCCATCTACCACTCGAATTATCCCTGTGGCAAGAGTACCATCGATCTTACACCGGAATCTCCGGCCGTCGCAGCTAAGTAAATTTTCCATTGTTGTATTTAGGTTTAATGATTTATATTCTTTTGTGGCTTCTTTCATAGCATCAGCAAGGCAATGAAATGATTGGGTAGCCCGATCGAATCCGTTTCTCATTTTGGCACTCACCTTCTTCCCTTAGTATTCCCGCCACCATCGCCACGGAGTTTTCATAACTTATCCTTGTATTGGATTGCGAACTCAGCCAACGAATGTACCTCGGCCTTACGGAAGGCGTCGCGCTTCGTTGTGCGCACCGTCTCGGGCGATATGTAAAGCATATCCGCGATCTCTTCATCGCCCATCCCCTCCATATAGAGTTTCATCACTTCCTTCTGCCGCTCGGTCAATCGGGTATCGAACTCGGGGCTGCATATAATGCCGGCATACTTGCATTCGCCTTTGATCGGGCAACTCACATCCTCGAAGGTGAAGCGCCCCATCCCGTCGATGTCCTGCCGGTTATCCAGCCGCCCGAAATTGCAGCGAATAAAGCGGTGGCAGATCAGGAACCGGTAGTAGTTCACGTTCGCACGGCTCTTGCGGTAAATCTCGGCGAGAGCCTTGAATGCTTTCGGATATTCGGTCTCGATGCGGGCAAATAGCGCGCTTGTCAGCACCTTGTCTTCGGGCCGGTAGGTATGGACGCCTTCGGTATCGCGTACCATTACCCCACCCTCGGGATCGTTGAAAAACTCTATGCTGTGAAGCGTCTGCATAAGTTATATTCGAGTGTTTTTATTGGAATACCTTAATTAGGTTCACTACCACGCCGGCGCAGCAAATCATATTGAGCAGTACGAGCAATACCCCTTGTGCGATAAGGGAGGGATTACTCTTTTGCCTGCATTGCCGATATATGGCACGCAATGCAAGTACGCAGATAATGAGCGATAATATGGCGAGTAACACCGATATGATGCATAATACTGTCATGACTACTATATCTATTTGTAAAACTCCACTGGGAAAAGGTTGTCGGCGGTCCAACCATTGTCGCCTGAATGACGGCGAATAACACTCGCGATTTGGCGGCGTTGGAGAATGTTCGGGCGAATTCCACCACTGCGGTAGCGCCACAATGTCGCATCGCTCAAAATACCTATCGATGATTTTAATTTGTCGAACAACTGTCGACGTTCTGTCGGGTCAGAAACGCTTTGAATATACTCCTCAAAGGGTAAAACTCGAACTAAAACGCTGTTTAGGTGCGAGTTTTCGGTATTTCTCATTATATTTGTCATTGCAAGCTTTGTTTTACAATGCAAATATACAATAAATTTATTTGTATACAATAGGGAATTACAAATATTTTACATGTATAGGAAAATATTATAATCTTATGACCGACTATAAATATATCAGCGAACAATTAAAAGAGTATTTCAGTAGCATAGGGATAACTCAATCTGAAATAGCTGCTAAATTGGGAGTTTCGCAACAGGCCGTAGGAGCATATCTGAATGGTCAACCTTTCGGGAAAAAGGTCGCCCAAAAATGGAGCGACCTATTCGGAATACAATATAGTTGGTTGTTGACAGGTGAAGGTACCATGCTTAAAGAAAATACCCCAATATCCGAAGAAACTACGAACCTAAATATTACAGCTATGGACTTACGAAATTTATTATCTGCTATTGAACAGCATGGAAACACCCTCCGTATGAATCAAGAAGAGCTGAAAAAACAAGGGGAACGTCTGGATCGCATTCTTGATCTTGTTGCTCCCTTTAAGCAAAGCAAAGTCGGATAATGCCATTATACCCAGAAGGTAGTGTTAAATATACAAAATCTCGTCGCAATATTCAACAACAAATGCAAATAAAATTTGAAGAGGGAATCAAAGGTTTTAAGTTATTCTAAAATAGGGTTATAATTACTGTTTTGGAAGTAATATTTTTGAAGAATAGAAATATAAGCCTATATTCGCATTACATGTAATTTTTTTGCCAACATAGGAATTTTCGGCACAACAAACGAACGGCGGAAACCTTGCAGGCTCCGCCGTTCGTCGTACTTCCTTCGTATGAGTCATTTCTCCGTGTCTGATCGTTTAAACCCTATCGGCTGTCCGGTCTTGTGGGCCTGCGGCAATTTGACCGACAAGGCCGCAATGGCGTTATAGATGTTATCGAGCTCCTTACGCATATCCTCTGATAGGTCGCTGATAGCCTCGGCATTGTCGGCGTCGGCCCGTTCCAACAATGCCAGTTTTGCCCGAATTTCGGCCAGCTCTGCCGTTACTGTCGTCGTGGTCATGATGTAGTTGCGCATCGCCACAAATGCCCGCATAATAGCGATATTTACTTGCACTGCGGCTTTACTGCGCAAAACGCCGGAAAGCATTGCCACTCCTTCCTCGGTAAATGCAAACATTTCTGAGGAACCGATATTGTAATCTTGGGGTATCACATTTTGTGATCTCCCCATGGTTATCAATCGGTTAGCTTCATCGGCAGATAATCGCAACATAAAATCCTCGGGGAATCTTTCGATATTGCGTCGTACCGCCTGTTTGAGCGTTCGGGTCTCCACTTGGTAAAGTCCCGCTAAATCACGATCCAGCATCACCCGCTGACCCCGTATTTCGTAAATCTTGCTTTGGATGGGTTGCAGTTCCATATCATTTGGGTTATTGTGTTATGCCTCGTACCCCTCGTAATAGTACGATTGTTCAATACCCTTGAAAATAACCTCCCGATCTTCCGTGCGGTCGGTCAAAGCCCCGCCGAGCAACGTACGCAGCTCCAAGTCGTTGATCGGGCTGCGTTCCATTGCCTGCAAATATAAATCTTTGTCCACTTTGCGCCAGTCGACAACCTGCCGGAGTCGCTTTTTGAGCATCATATCAAGCCATATTCGGGTGGCTCGTCCGTTACCTTCCATGAACGGGTGGGCGATATTCATTTCGACGTATTTCGCGATTATTTCCTCGAATGTCGTTTCGGGCATCCGCTCGATAACCGGCAATATCGCGTCGAGGTATAGGGCATTGGCAAAACGGAAGCCACCCTTCGATATGTTCAGCGTCCGAATCCTTCCGGCAAAGTCGTACAGCCCGCCGAACAAATAGCAATGTATTTCGCACAGCCCTGCCACGGTTCCGACTTCGATACGGTTTATATCGCCACTCTCGAACAGGGCGTGCGCCTTGTAGAGGCTTTGAGCGTCTATCTGATCCGTTTTCTTTCCCATAGCTATAACACGGCAACTGCCTTGCGGATTTGTTCCAATACCGCAGAAAGACGGGTATCTCGGCGGGCGGTCTGCATATTGTAGTCTGATTGCAAACCTATCCACAAATTCGCAGTTATCCCTGTTGCTGCCTCAATCTTCAATGCTGTATCGGTCGTTATCGATCGTTTGCCGTTGATTATTTCGTTAAACGCCGTGTAAGGCATTCCGATAATACCGGCGAATTTTCGTTGCGATATGCCCCGCGCCTGTAATTCGTCTTTGAGAATCTCGCCGGGGTGAATCGGTTCGGCGCATATCAATTCATGCGGGGCGTAAATCCTTTTCGTAGTTTCCATATCGCTATTGCTTGTAGTGGTTACTAATATCCAACAATCGGCATACGGTTATTATCTGTTCGTTCATTACCTCCCTTACGGTAAATTCGAGGCGGTATTTGCGATTGATACGGACGGACGAAATACCAGCTTTGTCGCCTTGCAGAACCTCGTAATTTAACGAGTTGATCCGGTATAGCTCCTCCACGTTCGCCGACCGTTTCAGCAGCATAACGCATTTATAATACCCTCGTATTACCTCGGGTTGGTATCGGTGCTTTTTGTCGCCCGTGCGTCCCTGCTCGAACAATTCCCGCAAATACTCTTTGTCGAACTCTATAAACATCGTGTCGTATAGTTTTCAATCGCAAATATAATGCTTTCTTTGGAATATCCACAAAAAAAGTGAACATTTATAAGGAGTGCCCTGCACCAGCAAGCCGCCGCATACCGTTATTCCACCTTTATGGTTATCAATTTCCCGCAATGCAGGCAGGTCTTATTTTCGGTGTTTGATTTCGGATTCCAGTTCCTTTAACTGTTCCATATCCTCCCGATCGGCTTCGATTGCGGCCTTACGTTTTCTGCGGGCGTTGAACTCTTCATAAACCTGGTAGGCGAATGCGTCTTTTTGCTCTTTGCCAACTGTACCGGCATTGGGTAAAAGGGGCTGATCGTTCGATACCAGAATTTTATCTACGTTCTCCCTCCAAAATCCCATCGTAAGGTCTTTCCTGCTCTTTGCCCTGAACTCGGCTGTTTCGAGGAAGATCACAACCAGCCGGTTCAAAGAATCGAGTTCGTCGTGTGTCAAGTAGTTTTTGGCAATAATAACGTCCTGCTTGCGTACTACGGCACCTTTCCAGGAGGTAAGCCCCATATTTGGAGCATTTGCATCGGCTCTTTGCATCACGATCTCCGCGGATGTATGTCCTGTTACAGCATAGAGGAGCTTATTTTGCGTTTCGGCATAAAACATTTGCGTAGCCTTGTCCGTCGTGTCGTAATCGCTGCTCAACGCAAACAGATCGCGCACCTTCTGATAAAATCGCTTTTCTGAGGCACGTATATCCCGAATGCGATCCAATAACTCGTCGAAATAGTCGGGGCGGCCATCTGGGTTTTTCAGGCGCTCATCGTCGATAACGAAGCCTTTGCGGAGATATTCGGCGAGATTGCGGTTTGCCCACTGGCGGAATTGCACGCCACGGATGGATCGGACGCGGAAACCTATTGCCAAAATCATTTCCAGTGAATAAAATTTTATTTGATACGATTTGCCGTTTGGGGCAACTGTTAAGTATTCCTTAATAGTTGATTCATCTGGTAACTCACCATCTTTTAATATGTTATTTATATGTTGGCTGATATTGGGAACAGAGGTGGCAAAAAGTTCTGCGATCTGTGCTTGATTGAGCCAAACGGAACCGTCGCGTGCTAATAAGGATACGCGACTTTTCCCATCCACCGAATTGTATAGGATCAACTCTTGCTCCATGATTATTCCCTTTCTTTAACCTCTAACACCGTACCGCATTTCGGACAAGTGATCATATTGGTAGGCTGAGGGGCGAAAAAATCCCCCACGTTACAGCCAATAGCAGCGGCGATACGTTCAAGCACTTCTACACTCGGATTCCCATTAATATGTTGGCTAAGTCCTACGGGTGTAATTCCCATTCTTTCGGCCACTTCTTTAACAGTTAAGCCGTTAGCTTTTATTGATCTCTTTATATCCATAGCTTTAAATGTTTGGTGTTGGTACAAATGTAGCTATAACTTTATTTTTCCACAAAAATAATAGCATAAACTTTAATTTTTATTTGCATAATTAAATTTATATCTTTATATTTGCATCAGAAAATAAAACCAATAACTATAATAACTATGACAACGGCAACCTATACCACGATGCAAAACCTCGCCAAGCAGGCGGCAGCGTACATTACGAAGCTCAACGGCGAAGCCGAGACCTTCGAGATCGAGAGTAACGGTATTACGGCCGTTATCGCATACGACGCCGAGATCGTCGAGGACAAGGGCGACTACTGGACGGCGCCGAGCTGGTCGATCGAGGACGAAACGGTAGCCATTGAAGCGGTTTATGACGAGGACGGCAACGAGGACAAAGAAGCTGCTGACTGGTTGAAGAAAATGTTGAACTAACAAATAAAAACAATAGACCTATGAACGCATTTGCATTTAAAGTGATCGACGCAATCAATCGTGATGGTATGGACAATGGCCAATGGGGACTTGTTGAAGACGTAGGCAATACCGTCGCCCATTTCGGCACCAAAGAAGAAATCGAGCTGAAAGGCCAGTGGGCATACGTCTATGCAGAGAAAGACGACATATTCTCGTCGTTCTTCGAGAAAATAGAGCCTACGAGAGTTCTGCATATAGCAGATAGCGACAACGGCATACTGCTGCTCTATCGCCTTGACCTCGAATAAAGCCGTTCGGGCGGCTATAAACAGACCTCAAGCCCGAAGCGTGGCGGCAACCTGCCGCCGGTGGTGAAACTTAAAAACAAAGTATTATGAAATGGACAGACGTAAATGAAGCATTACCCGATATGAAGCAAAGGGTTCTTGTAGTCGAGCAGAAACATCAAGGCTTGCGCCCTTGCGTGCATATTACCAAGCGAATACCCCATGATGAGACCGACCCTAACTGTGCACGATGGCATTGGGCTAATTGCGTAAACGATTCAGATGTCAAACTCTGGTGTTCGCTGCCAGCAATACCCAAATCAATGCTATAAGCGACGAGACAATAAGGGTAGCCCCTCGGGGCTACCTTGCTCAAAGAACAGAAAGAATGTATCAAACGAATTATCACAATTCTCGATAAATAACACGACTATGAAATTACGCAAACCCGCCCCGAAAATATCGAAAGCCCGAGCAATCGAGCTCGCCATGAACCTGAACGGGGTATCACGAGATATCGCCGAGAAATACACCAACAGCGAATTACGCGAAGTATTACGACTGTTAAAACTCAAAGCTAACTTTTAACCTTAACCACAATGAAACCGACCGATCTATCAAACATCATGTGCATGGCATGGCGATTCTATCGCACGACCCGCCAGGCATTCGGCGAGTGCCTCAAACTCGCGTGGCGCAACTTCAACCTTGTACGAAATATGCACACTGAGGTAGTGCGGTTCTACTTTCGCAAGGTGGACGGCACCCTGCGTGAAGCGTGGGGCACGCTGCGCTCTGACATAGTACCGCCCATCGAAGGCAACGACACCCGCAAGAAGAACGACACCGTACAAGTGTATTACGACACCGAGCGCCAAGAGTGGCGATGCTTCAAGCTACTGAACCTAATATAGAGCCCCTGTACTTTCAATACTCTGCGTTGAAATACAGATGTTCCCGTCGGTAATACGGCCGACGGGGTTACGACAGCAGAAAAGAAATGTCGTTTGCAATAATTTTTCGGCAAAGATTGCATAATGTGCCGAAGCGTTGCACCTTTGCCTTTGTAAGCCTGCAATGACGCAGGGCACGGATTCCGACGAAAGGACATGGCGGATGCAAGCGAAATAATAACCAGAAAGGTTTCTGAACTCCTATTGCTTCCAGGTAACCCCCGGCGTATATCCGAGGAAGATATGGAACGTCTAATGTTTTCAATCCGTTCTCACGGATTTTGGAAGCATCGCCCTATTGCCATATCCACACGAACCGGAGCAGAAATCGTCATATGCGGCAATCAACGGCTTAAAGCCGCAAAAAAAATAGGGCTCAAATCGGTTCCGGTTATTATCTATGATAACCTCGACGAGCAAGAAGAAAATGACATCATTTTGCGTGATAACATCAACAACGGAGAATGGGATTTCGAAGTCTTGCAAGACGATAAATGGGAGGATATAAACTTCGAGGAGATCGGTTTAGACATGCCTGCATTTGACGAAGAGGTTGGAACGGTAGCATCTGGGGAGGCCTCAGATAATAAATCAGGCAACGACAATCCAGAAAATAAGGAAGATAGAAGCATATTCTATCAATTAATGCTCACCGACTGCATCTACGAGAGTAACAATCTTTTCGAGATTCCGAATTTACTCCTCGACATGCAAGCCGGTAAATTGCAACTGCCATTCGCTCCTTACGGCGCCGAATCACGGCAAAAGAAAGGTGTATCCACCTATCATTTCTATGTAGACGATTATCGCTTCGAGGCGATATGGAAAGACCCGACAAAGGTATTGAATAGCGGATGCGTAGCAGCCGTAGAACCGAATTTGTCATTATTCGACACGACCCCCATAGCGTGGGGACTACAACAAATCTACAAGAAGCGGTGGATTTCCCGCTACTTTCAGGAATGCGGGATCTCTATATATGCCGACTTGAATGTCTCTCGGAAATTCTATGAATACAACCGCATGGGCATTCCCGATGGATACAATGCTTTTTTCACGCGAGGATATGCCGATCGACTCGAATACCTGAAAGCCGAGCATCAGATAGCGAAAGAGATTTCAGGTAAAGATACCCCGAACCTTATCATTTACGGAGGCGGAAAGATCGTCCAAGAGTATTGTGCAACACACAGCCTTGTGTATGTCGAACAATTAATGACAACAAAACACAATGGCTAAAACAAGCGGTTCGATACGAGGAAATAAACACCCCAAAGAAATATCTCTTGATGAGTATCTGGGGAAGCGAGGACTTCAGTCTCCAATCAGTGATTTTACGGATGATAAGTGGCGGAACATCCGGTTAACAGCTCGTGGTCGTAAAAAATTTGAACGAGAAGCCGACGTAGCCCGCAATGAATATCACAAAAGAAGAAACAACGCCATAGCCGAATATGAAAATTTGGTGAAAGCAGGCAAAATAAAACGTCCCCGCTCAACAACAATGGAAGCATTGTTGAGTGCGGCAAAAGGACATCCGGATAATCAATCAGTCCAAGCTGCCCGCAGATTATTAAAGAAAAGATACAACATAACTATAAAATGATATGGCGAAAACAAGTGGAGGGATAAGAAGCGTGGCTTCCAGAAAAAACGAGACGGCTTTACAATTCTATATGAGAAGAACCGCCGATCTCAACTCTACACTGCGAAAGGCTGAATCACAAGGGAAAACCATTGTTAAATTTAATTGGGGAGATGGCACAACTCATACATTTTACCGAGGTATCGCAGGACGATGGACAAGAGATCGTCGTGAATATGAATATTTACAGAAACGCAGATATAAGAAACAGGTATAAAAGGTTATAAAAAGGTTAAAATGGCAGGAAGAAAAGATATATGTGAATTGGGAAAAAGAACCAGATTTTCCAGTACCAATCCGCCGAAAAATCCCGGCCGGAAGCCTTCGCTGTACAACCATATAAAAAAACTGCTCGGCACGGAGGCCAAAGCAGAATTGAGCAAAGAGGACTATTTCAAACTGATCCAATTCCTATTAGAGCAGCCCCTCGATAACCTCAAAAAACTCGCCGACAGCAAGAATACACCAATTTGGATTGTTGGTGTAGTTCGGGCTGTCGTTAAGGATGCCAATGCTGGACGTACCACGACCCTCGATTCTCTATTCGATCGTCTGTTCGGTAAAGCGTCGCAACCTCTGACGGGGAAGGATGGCGAAACATTATTTCCTCCCCGTACTCTTACTCCGCAAGAAGCAAAAGAATACGGGCTAAAGTTAGAAGAAGAATATTGATGGTTCGCGACATAGATATAGATCGCACCTTCTGTCTTTCCGGCATGCTGAATTTCACCCGTTATATGTTCAAGCATAAAACGGGTATGCGGTTTGTTGTCGGCAATCATCACCGCCAGATATGCGAAGCTCTCGATAAGGTAGTACGGGGTGAGATAAAGCGTCTTATCATCAATATCGCTCCGCGATACGGCAAGGCGATAGACGTGAATACTCCAATGCTTACAACGAAGGGCTGGAAAAAGGCTGAGGACGTACAAGTTGGAGACTATCTTTTTGGCAGGAATGGAAAGCCGACAAGAGTTGCAGCGAGATACCCCCAAGGTATTACAGACGCATATCAAGTGAATTTTAGCGATGGGTCAAGCCTCATAACATGCGGCGAGCATATATGGGCTTTGAATCATAAGGATTTGAGTCGCAAGGATCATTTCACATTTAAGCAGGTTCGAAAAACAAAAGACTTGATAGGCACACTCATTTCAAATGATGGCCATAAGATGTGGCATATCCCGATGTGTGACCCGCTTAAGTTAGAAGAGAGGGAGTTGCCTCTTGATCCATATCTATTGGGGTGCTGGCTTGGTGATGGCAGTTCAGCCCAAGCTGAAATAACAACCATGGACGAGGAGATAATTAAACGATTTTCGGGGTTCAATCCATCTATACGGGGACACCAAAATTCGGGACGAGCGGTCATATATGGGCTTCGTGGAGGCTTTCTCACGCGATTAAAAGCGTTGGGGGTACTAAAAAATAAGCATATCCCAATGGCGTACATTCTTGCGTCCGAAAACCAGAGGCTTGCATTGTTACAAGGCTTATGTGACACTGACGGGACTTGTAACAGAAAATCTCACCAAACAAGTTATTGCAGCACGAATAATCGATTACTTGCTGACGTCAAATTATTGTTATCATCTCTCGGCATATTCTACACTGAATATAGGAATAGTCTATTTTTCAGATCACGAAAATGTCCATTCACCATAGAACGGAAAAGGGGATTGTGGAGGCCTGCAACAAATAAGCATTTTACAAAGAGATTCATTAGCAGCATAGAGAGAGTAGCAGACAGATCAACAATCTGTTTTACCGTAGACGCGGATGATCATTTGTATTTGGCAGGCAAGGACTTGATAGTGACACATAACACCGAGCTTGTCTCTAAAAACTTCATTGCCTACGGGCTGGCGTTGAACCCTCGCAGTAAGTTCATACACCTCTCCTACTCCGACGATCTTGTTCTCGACAACTCGAAAGAGATCAACGAAACAGTACAATCGGACTACTACCAGCGGCTTTTCCCTGAAGTAGTCGTCGAAAGCAAGAATGCTAAGAAGTGGTACACCTCCGCTGGCGGCGGACTATATGCGGTAAGTGCGGCAGGGCAGGTTACGGGGTTCGGTGCAGGTCAAGTAGATGATCCTGATAGGGAACGGCGCGAAATGGGCGATTTCATTCCTGCATGGGAAAGCGATTTTGCGGGAGCTATCGTTATCGACGACCCTATCAAGCCAGAGGATGCGCTATCTGAAACGATACGAGAGCGCGTAAACAATCGATTCGAATCCACGATTCGCAATCGTGTAAACTCCCGCCATACGCCGATCATAATCATTATGCAGAGGTTGCATGAACACGATCTGTGCGGGTATTTGCAGGAGATTGAGCCGGAAGAATGGACAGTACTCTCGATGCCCTGTATCTGGCATGATGAAAACGGTCGTGAACAGCCGTTATGGGATTTCAAACATACATTGGAGGAGTTGCACAAAATCGAGAAATCGAACTCCTTCGTATTCGAGACGCAGTATATGCAGAACCCCAAGCCACTGGAAGGACTGATGTATGGAGAGTTCAAGACATACGACATCATTCCATACGCTGCGTCTATGAAGCGCAAAAATTATACGGATACCGCTGACACCGGCAGCGATTATCTATGTTCGATCTGCTATACGGAAACTCCTATCGGCAATTTTGTGACGGACATTCTATATACACAGAAGCCGATGGAATATACAGAACCAGCAACGGCTGAGATGTTATCCCGAAACAAGACGGAAATATGTCATATCGAGAGTAACAATGGCGGCAGGTCGTTCGGGCGCAATGTTGAAGCACAATGCCGGATAATGGGGAATAACTTTACATCGTTTTGTCCTTTTACTCAGACCGACAATAAGCGGGTGCGCATCTTCACGCGATCGAATGAAGTACAGAACCTCGTTTATTTTCCGACAGGATGGGAGCACAAATGGCCGGAGTTTGCTTCTCATGTCAAATCATACCGCAAACAGCAAGAGTTTAACAACCATGACGACGCAGAAGATGCCCTGACCGGAATAATCGAAAAGCGGGGCTATTTCGACAATGGAGAAGATTTAGACAAAGAGGATTTAGGAATTTGGTAAAAATACGGATATGGGATTCATCGACAACCTACTCAATGCAATACGCAATAAGTATCTGAACGCAGCCGGTGCAGAGCGGGATTTACTTACGCTTATCAAGGACAAAGACATTACACAGGTGCAAGCACTTATGCAGAATCGCGATGCGGAGGTTTTACAGGCAATTCGAGAGTATAATCCAGAACTTCACCGTATTATGCGCAAGGCAGACAAAATGCGGAAAGGTCAAGGGCCTTACCGTACCGAGAAATTGCCTCGTGCACGGCAGAAGTATATCAATGAGGTGGAGTTGTTCTTTCTGCTCGGAAATCCGATACGCTGGAAAAAGGCGAACAACGAGGGATCGGACGAAGCATTCGAGGCGTACAATCAATTTCTGCATGATATTCGGTTTGACGTTTCCATGCGTCGGGCAAAGCGCATAGCGGGGGCCGAGACCGAATGTGCGAAACTTTATCATATTTATCGTGATAAGAATTTCCAGCCGCAGGTAAAAGTCGTGGTAATATGCAAATCAGAAGGATACACCCTGCGGCCACTATTCGACCAATATAACAATCTCATTGCATTCGGGTATGGATACTACCTTAAAGAGGGGGCATCAACCGTTGAACATTTCGACATTCAAACTCCCGATACGATCTACCGGTGTAAGCGAGGATCGCTTAATTGGGAAGTTACGGCATCGCTTAACCCGACGGGGAAAATAAATGTTATTTACTACAAACAGGATAAGGCATGGAGCAGTCTTAATCCTCGCATAGACCGCGAGGAAGATATAGACAGCAAAATTGCCGACACAAATAACTATTTCGCCGACCCTATCGCCGCAGCAACAAGCGACGTTGTAGAGTTCTTGAAAGGTCGTGCTGACAAACCGGGCAAAATGATCCAAATGTCCGGCGACAAATCGAAATTCGAATACATCAATCCGCCAACCTCTTCCGAGACACAACAACGAGAGAAGGAAGATCTTGCTCGGTCTATACTGTTCGATACTTTCACACCCGAGTTCACCCCCGAGAAAATGGCAGGACTGGGGACTTTGTCAGGGGAAGCGATCAAGCGCGCGATGGTTTTGGGATACATTAAGAGGGAAAACAATAAGGAGATTTACGATATAGCCGTAGATAGGGAGAAAAATCTTATTCTCGCCATTATGATGAATGTGACCCATATTCATCTGCGTTCCGAGCTGGCCACACTCAGAATCGAGCATGAGTTTGCGGAGCCGTTCAGCGAAGATGTCACCGCCCGCTGGGCTGCCATCGGCCGAGCCGTGCAGGACGGAGTGATGTCGCTTGAAAAGGGCGTCGAACTGATGGGAACAGCTGACGATGTAACCGCCGAAATCGAGCGTATAAAGCAGGCAAAAGCAGAGGCGTCAATGAGCAATATCGTAGAGCCGACATTCTAATTTGAAACGATGCCCGATGAATAAGTAATTGGTTAGCACCGTAAAGTTACAAAAATCCCCTCCCCCCCCCGCAAAATTTTTGCAAAATTTTCTTCGATAACTCTTGCATAATGTGCCGAATGGGGTGAATTTTGTCGCAGAGCCTATGAAGATATAGGACAACAGACATAGAACGGAATAACTTACATGTAGTTGTTGTTAGGTTAGGAAGGTCTGTTGGTATTGTCCGACAGACCTTTTTTGAGGTGGATATGATGATTTATCCCAAAACATATAGAACGAAAAAACATGAAAGAGAAAATTCTCGCAGCGCTGAAAACCAAGTACTCTAATTTGGGGTTCGGTGCAAAGGTTCTCGACGGAGTAGCCTCCATTCTGGAAAAATCCGTCACCGATGAATCGCAGATCGAAACCGCAGTCGGCGGGGTCGAACCTCTCCTGAAAGTTTTTCAGTCCGACGCAGACCGAGCGCGTACCGAGTACAACGCGCTGAAAGGACAATACGATGTACTTAAAGCGAAGGTCGAGGCATCAGCTGCCGGTGGGGGCGAGCAGGGTAAAAAAAACGCACCCGACGATGAAGAACCTGCGTGGTTCAAAGCCTACAAACAGCAACAGGAGGAGCGTTACAACGCCATCAAGACGGAAAGCGATACTCTGAAAGCGGAAAAGGCCAAGAGCGAGCGTGCAAATCTCATCACCGCAAAAGCCAAAGAACTCGGTATTCCGGAGTGGCGCATGAAAGAGGGATTCGTCATCGCCGACGATGCAGATGAAAAAACGATCGGCGACTACCTCGCAAACGTGCAGAAAAATCTGGTTACCGCAGGGCTGGAAGGGAAAGGTTCGGGATTCCCGATGTCCACGCCCGAAGCGCAGGGCAAAGAACTCGCAAAGGCGTGGGCTGAAACACTTCCGGACAAAGAGTAACCAAAACGTAAAATCATGGCAATCGTATTTGAAAAAACAAAAGTAAAGGGCGGTTTCCCCATATTCTGGCGCGGTGAGTTCGCCGTATTGCCGGGGGACTTCAAACTGAAGGGAACCTATCCCGAAGGGACAAAGATTCCCAAAGGTACGCCGATCAAGCTCGACTTCGACAACATGGAATGTTCCATATGCAAGAGTGCACGTGTTCTGTCGGGCGGCACAACCACTGCTCCACATGTCAAGAAGGGTTCCATGCTCCAAGTAGGAGATGCGGTTAAGGTCGGCGAGTCAAATTCGACCGTAAAAAGCATTGATACCAAAAATGCAGATTACGATGTGATCACGTTCGCAGCGGCCGTAACGGGTGCGACTGAAGGCGTAGATGTCCTCTCGGACGACAATCTGCCTGATGCAGTTGTCGAAACCGACATGGTCTATTCCGCCAATAACGGATTCCAGACCGTATCGGCCGGATATGCAGGTATCATCCTCAAGGATGTAGCCTATCCCGTCCCTGCTGCATGGCTTCAGGGTTACAGCCTGAAGAACAACCCCGAAATCAAGTATGTACGACAGTAAAAGAGGAGGTAAACAATGAACGAAGTATTTTATTCATCCATTTTCGGCGAACTGACTAAACAGGTGCAGATTCGCATCGATGCCGCCTCTGAACTGCGTAAGCGGCTATTCGACCAAAATATTTACGAGCGATTCCTCGACTGGGACACCCCCACCGTCGGACTGAACTTCGAGGAGTTGATCGGCTCGTACAATTTGAGCGTCGCCGCTGCAACGCTCGACTCCAAAGGTAAGGAGCCTATCATGGGAACCGAGGGACTGGAAACGATCAAGCAGAAGGTATTAACCCACCAGATGTCTTATTCGATGCCTATCGAAGAGTATCGTAAGGTGTTGCAGATTCTCGATTCGCGGATGCTGTCCGATTCGGCCAAGACACAGCAGCTCATCAATCTGATGTGGAACAATGTTACGAAGGTCGTGAACTCCGTGCAATCGAAACTGGACATCATCTTCCTCGGAGCATTGTCGAACAAAGGCGTATTCACGTTTGACGCGTCCAATAACCCAGAGGGTGGTGTGCGCGGTACGATCGACTACAAAATGCCGAGCGAGAACATTGCCACCGCGAAAACGTTATGGACGGATGGCAATAAAGATACGGTCGATACGCTGGAGGATATTCAAGCCATCCTCGATGCTGCACAGGACAAAGTTACGTTCGACCGCATTCTGCTCTCGCAGAAACGCCTGTCGTATATCCTCCGCAACAAGAAGATGAAGTTGGCGGTATTCGGTAGTGACAAGTCGTCCACACCGCTGTTGCTGGCGAACCTGAACGAGTTTATGCGTTCGAACGGATTCCCGACATTCGAAGTCATCCGCCGCATGACCCGTATTCAGGATAACGGTAAACTTACGGAGTATTCGCCGTGGAACGACAAGAACCTCGTGTTCGTACCTGCGGGCAAACTGGGCGTCATCAAGAACGCCTATGCCGACAACGAGCTGCGGCAAGAGCCGGGTGTCACCTACTCTAACTACGGACGCATCCGCATTTCACAGTGGGGCAAGGGCGAAACCGACAACTCTAACGGCGTAGAGTTCACGAAAGCACAGTCGCTGTCACTTCCGGTTATCACCGAAATCAACGGCATCTATTCGCTGACCGTAGAATCGTAGTTCTATGACGAAATTCGAGGCAATATCGGCAAGCCTATATCCTTACGATGTGGATCCTTTCCTCAAAGAAAAGGCTTGCATCGACGAGGGGATTGACGCCCAAGCAGACTATACGGCAACCGACAAAGTTAGCGTGGCAAAGGCCGCAATCGCCATTCTGCGAAATCTTATTGTTCTCGTGAGCGAGAGCAACGGGGGCTACTCACTGTCGTACGACACCGACGGGCTGAAAGAGCGAATATTCAAACTCGCAAAGGATAACGGGTTGACTGATATTGCCGACGAATTCGACACACGATCGAAAATCATCGATATTTCCGACCAATGGTAAGATTCCCCTATACGCTTCAACGCTGGAATCACGATACAAACGAGTGGCTGACAGTAACCAAATGCAATGCCCGATACGACGGCAAAGCACGGTTTATCGAATCGCCTAACGGAAAAGTGATCAGATATACCTACGAAGTAGTTATGCCGGCTAATGTGCTTCCAATCGAAGAAAACGAGGAGGTGCGCATCCTGGACAGATGCGGGAAAAACATATTCGACCATCGCGCCGACTCTCTTATCAGCACCACGCTGAAAGATTCGGTCTCATACCCCGTGCAGGGCTTCTACAAAAGCGGCCAAAGGTATGAATATACGAAAATATGGCTATAAACGCACTGTACAATGATAACCACCAACGAAGCACAGAACATCCTGATTCACGACTGCGCCGATTTCGGAATCCAGACATTTCCTACATGGAATGTTCCGGAAGGACGAATAAAAGACGAGCGGATCGTAGTCGTAACACCGTCGGAACAATCTCCGGCGACTTATTGGGAATCATGTTACATCTCGGTGAATCTATGTGTTCCGGATGTCAAAGGAACAGCGAACCTGAAACGACTGGGTGAACTTGAACGAATCGCAAAAGCAAAATTTAAACCGTGGGCCTATGGAATATATGATAATACACCATATTGTTATCGATATGAAGGTATCGGCAGAGAAGAGGACAAAGACCTCGGATGCCACTATATCTATGTCCGGGCCCTATTCAGAGTGTTAAACGTAAAAAAAGATTAAAATATGGCAATTATCACAGCCGTAGGCATCAAAAACATCTGGTATGCAGACCCCGCGAAAGTCACCGGAGACCTGACAGGTACGATGCTGGGAACCATTCTCAAAGACTCTACCACCAAGAAGGTGCCGAACGTCCACCAAGACACGTGGAGCCTCGACGAAGCCGAACCGTCCACGACACAATACAAAAATCAACTGACCGACGGTGTATATCGCCAGTCGAAAGAGATGGGTGAAGTCACTATGAATTTCGCCATCGGTCAATACGACTATGAAACGAAAGCCGCATTTATGGGCGGAACCAGTACGGAAACATCATGGAAACGAGCCCGCGGCGTTACAAACATCGAGAAATGCATGATCGCTCTTACGGAAGACGATCAATATTGCGTATTCCCGAAGGCTTCGGTCGTGGCGCGGAACGCCGAGACGGACGATGCCGTCGCTATCAGCGTCGTTGCAACAGCACTTGAACCGGATAATACCGCGGTATCGTCCGAATACTGGTTCGATGCATCGGAGGTCACGGAGGCTGCTTCGGTAATGAGCACATCATCCAAATAACGACTGGCAATCACATCGGAAAGGGGCGGGAGGCGTAAGCCCCTCGCCCCTGTTGTTTCAATTATTCGAGATATGGATTTTATTAGTTTCCGCATAGCTGGAAAAGGTTACAGCATATACAAAATGTCGCCTCTAACCGCTACACGTATCATGCAAGCGTGGGACGTGAAAAAAGAGCCAGATAAAAGTATCGAATGTCTCGCGGCAATGGCTCGAAGCGTCGCATTGGGTATTTCTGGCAGCAAAAGCATATTCAGCAAATTAAAGCGCATAGTTCTCAGGCGTAGGTTTATGAAAAAGGCCTCGTTCGAAGAGTTGTTCGATGCCTACAACAAGACATTGAAAATGATACCACTGGAAGACATTATCGGAATTGGAGCCGTAATGGAACAACTCTCGATGTCAATCGCAAAAGATCATGAGTAAGTCTGCTGGCATCGTCGCCGCCTCGCTGCTGAACAAACATCATGTGACAGTGCGGATCGGGCGGTTGAGTTTCCGTGCGTATCAGCCATGCATCAAAGACCTCGCACGGGCTTTTGCGAACGAACGGCTAAACCTGTCCACCGACGGACGACACCAATATTCGTTGGAAACGATGTCGAAACTACTGTTTCACCGCCGCTGGCAACAACGGATGTTCCTATGGTACGCCAGACACTACGGCGACTACCAGCAAATCCGAATCGCGGCACAGAAAATCGCCGACGTCACTACGGGGAAAGACCTGCTGGAATCGGTAAAAATCGACAAAACACGGAAAAAGGCCATCGTGGAGACTGTCGGAAACAACTCCATCGCAGGTATCATGGCAACCATGATGGAACACCTGAACATCAGCTACCAAGATGCTTTCGAGCGAGTAAACTACCCTACCATGATGCTGATGATGATAGACAAGGTGCGGTCGCTTGTGGGAGATGAAAAGAAAATAGTTAAGGGCAGCGGCAAGGAGATGGCCGCAAGAAGAAAGCAGAAGAACAAATGAGCGTATTATCATTCAAAATAAACGCCGAGACCGATAAGCTTAATAGCTTTATCGCGGCTCTCAAACGATTGAAAGAGGTTCTGGCTGATATTCCGTCGGGAACCAAAGAATTCGATGTTATAAACCGAAAAATCGCCGAGATGGAAGCTCGTGTCGAGCAGGCCATGAAGCGGATCGCACAGATGCAGAACGAGGCAGCGAAAACGGTCTCGCAATCGACTGCCGCATCGCCCGCCACTCCATCATCGGCCGGCTCCACCGCGGGAACGCAGGCCGTCAAAGCGGAAACCGAGGCATGGAGGGGCTTATTGGAGGAATTAGATAAAGTAAGTCTTGCAAAACGTGAGAATATCGAGCAAATAGAACTGTTAAAGGCCGCGAATCGAGGTTTGAAGGCTCAATATGATGCTTTAAATAAGGCCGAACGAGATGGATTTACGTTGACGGATAAACAAATTGCACGCCGGACGTCCCTCTCTTTGGCTTATGAAGAAAACAAGCAGGCCATTTCGCGAATGCGGCAAGAAGTAGCAAACCAAATCAAGTTGGAGCAGGTCGCACAGGGCTCAATGGATCAAATGTCGCAAGCTCTCTCCCGGATGCGGGTAGTTTACAGATCGCTCGACGAAGGAGAACGAGGAAGTGCATTCGGACAAAACCTGCTCAAAAACATTCAGGCCCTCGACACAAAAATCAAGGAGCTGGACGCTTCTATCGGCAATCACCAACGTAATGTCGGCAACTATGCCTCGGGATGGAACGGGCTATCGTTTTCTATTCAACAAGTCGCACGAGAATTGCCATCATTGGCATATGGGCCGCAAGTCTTTTTTTCCGCAATATCGAACAACATTCCAATATTGGCAGACGAAATAGCACGTGCGAGCAAGTCCGTCCAAGCTCTGAAAAAGAGCGGAGAGTCATTTGTCCCCGTATGGAAACAGATCGCCCGTTCTATTATCTCTTGGCAAACTCTTCTTGTAGCTGGCGTTACTATTTTAACGTTATATGGTAAAGAAATCGTGGATTGGGTCGGCGCATTGTTCAAGGGAAAAGAAGCGCTCGATTCGGCCAAGATCGCAGCGCAACAATTTCACGCCACAATGGCCGAAGGACAGCGAAGTGCCCAAGCCGAAATCACGAAATTGAACCTTCTTTACAATGCAGCGACAGATACCGCTAAGCCCTACAAAGAAAGAGCGACAGCCGTAAAGAAGTTGCAAGACCTCTACCCTGCCTATTTCTCCAATATGAGCACCGAACAGATAATGGTCGGAAACGCTATCGACGTATATAACAACCTGAAAAATGCGATCATCGAGGTCGCGAAAGCCAGAGCGGCGGAAAATATCATAGCTAAGAATACCGAAAGTTTGGAATATATAAAACTGACGGGCGGTGCCTATGACGAATATACGAAAGCGCTAAAAAATGCAACGAACGCCAAAGAACAGTATAATAAAAAATTTAGCTCAGAGGCGAGTAGATTGCAAGAGTCTAATCCCAACGGTAGCCTTACTTTGTATTATTATATAGCAGAATCTGCCTCTACCGAAGAAAAAGGCCGTCTCGAAGCAGCCGAAGACAGATTAGAGGAGGCCCGAAAAAGGTTTCAAGGCGAGTTGGAAAAGCTCGGAGACGAAGGCAAGGCGATCTGGGAGCGCATCGAAAAAGATTTCAACGGTGACGCCCAACTTTTCTACCAAACATTGGAAAAAGCGAATGAGAAACTCACGCCCGAAGCGGAGAAACTTTTTACAACCCTTACTCCCGATGAGATGAACGATGCGTTCAAGGAAGCGGAGAAAAACGCCTCAAAGAACGCATCGCAAACAGAAAAAAACCGCAAAAAGCTTCAAGACGATCTGTTGAAACTGCAATATGAAGCACAGCAGACCGAAATAGACTCCATGCGGGAGGGATCGGAAAAGAGTCTTGCCCAAATCGACCTCGATTACAAAAAGCGCATAGCCGAGATCGAGAAATGGGAAAGAGAAATTATTGCCCTTCAAGGAAAAGGCTTGACCGAGCAACAACAGAAGTTATTCGATTCACTGAGGGCCGGTGCGGAAATTACGGCTCATAGAAAGGTGTCGAATATAAATACAGATGAAAGCCGCCAATGGAATGAATATCTAATAAAATACGGGACTTTTCGGGAGCGGCTTCAAGCAACCAAAAACGAATACGATCGTAAACTGGCAAAGGCGCAAACAGAGGGAGAGCTGGCACAACTCGAAGCGGAACGCAATGCGGCAATAGCACAATTCGAGGTCGAAGCATCAGCATGGACGAAGGATTTAGCAGACAAGACAATAGCGCAATTGGAAAAGCTGATGTCCGAAACCAAAAAACAATTAGAGGAGGCGAAAAACGCTTTCGATGCCTTAGATTCGTCCGAAACCCCAGAAGCGAAACAATATCTCGATACGATAAATAAATTAAATGCACAAATCAAGATTTTGGAAAAGCGGCTTAACGGCGCCAAGAAATCTACCCATAATAAAGATTGGAAAGAGGCGGCTACGGCGTTCGGAGCCATTGCCGATTCCGTTCGAGAGGCTGCAAAAGGTCTTCAAGAATTTGCACCTGAACTTGCCGATACGCTCTCCGTTATGGGCGAAATAGCCGCATCTGCCGGAACCTTTTCGGAATCCATACAATCCATCAAAGATGAAATAAAGGAAGAGGGGAAAGCATCATTCTCTTCTATTATGGGCGGAATTACGAGCGGTATTGCATTGGCGGCGACTGCTGTCAGCGGACTTATAACTCTTTTTGCCGGCAAAGGGCGCGATATGCAAGATTATATTGAAAGCGCAAACGCCTTAGCTGATAAATATGGAGAAGTCGCCGACAAAATGCGAGACCTCATATCAAGCTCCACAGGTGCGGAGGCTGTGAAAGCAGCCGCAGACGCCACAGAAGCGACATTGAAGGAGCAGCGTAACATAATAAAGGCGATCAAAGGCGAGATGTTGCAATACGGCAGTGGCTCGCATTCCGCACAACACAACTTCAACGAAGTTGCAGCACAAGTTCCCAATTTTTACCTGGATCTGGTAAAACTACTCGGAAGAGACTATGCCAAAGCCTTTGCTTCCGGGACGATGAATCTCGGAGACCTATCCGCAGATCAACTTATTTCCTTAAAGGAGTCGGACATCATTTGGAGTTATCTTCCTGAAAAAGTACGTGAGTATATAAACGAACTCATCGAATCGAATGAAAGGCTGGAAGAGAACAAGGAATTGCTGAACGAAGCCTTGACACAAGTCTCGTTCGACAGCCTGTATGACAGTTTCGTCGATACTTTGATGGATATGGACGCTTCGGCCGAGAATTTCGCCAATGACTTCTCGAATTATATGATGAAGGCGATGCTCCGCACGAAATTGGACGCACTGCTCAAAGACGATATGGAGCAATGGTATAAAGATTTCGCCGAAGCAATGGAAAGCGGCGGAGGGTTGGATTCCGAAGAGATAAAAGACTTGCGCGAAGGATGGGATTTCATGGTGCAGCGAGGATTAGAACTGCGGGATCAAATCGCAGAAGCTACGGGATATGATAAAACATCTGCATCCGCTCAGTCTGCGACCACAAAAGGATTCGAGGCAATGTCGCAAGATACGGCCAGTGAGTTGAACGGACGTTTCACAGATGTGCAAGGCAAGGTCACCGACATTCGGGGTGCCGTAATGCCCCAAACAGCTCAGATAAACCAAATCCTCAATGCAATAATATCGGTACAATACGTCGTATCGTCTTCCTTGCGTGTAAATAATGAAATGCTCGAATATGCCGTTCAAACGTATATGGAGGTTCAACAGATCAACGACACTACCTCAGCCATGAATGCCACCCTGAAAGTCATGGCGGAGGATATTGCGGCAATCAAAAGGAACACGAATCAGATATAGTCCATGAAAATAAAGAAAGACATACGCGATCTCGACAAATTCATCGACGGTATCGAAAAAGAAGTCGTCGATTATTTTGACGGACACGCCAGGGAAGCGGTAAAAATCCAGCAGCAGAAAGCCAATTATCTCAATCACACGTGGAACTTGCGCAGCTCGATAGGATATGTCGTCACCTATGCCGGAAAAGAGAAGGTGCGCTTCATCGGGGATCAGAATGCGATCTATTGGGACGCACGTGATTCGGCAAACAAGATGCTCGACAAAGCCGACAAACCCAACACGGGCGTCGTATTAGACGTGGGAATGTTCTATGCCCCCTTTGTCAGTTCAAAGGGATATGACGTAATCGATTCGGCAGTATTATATTTACGCAAAGTCTTAACCGAGAAATAAAATGAATGGAGACCTCTTTATAAATGGAACCGACGCACAGTCTATCGGCATCGTCATGGGAGATTCGTTTATCGCCAATCTTCTCGCGCCGGCCGGACTGAAAGATTTCGTCGAAAACGACGACCGTCTCAAAAACGGCAAAGAGGTGTTGTACAATAACCCGCTCCTTGCCGCACGCGATGTAACACTCTCATTTGTCATAATGGGAAGTACGCCCGAAGATCATCTCGCCAATCTCAGGAGCTTTTACACGCTCTTGCAGACCGGAAAGGTTACTATCAATGTTCCGGCTATTGGAAACGACGTCAACTATCACCTAACCTATATGGGAAGTTCCAATAGCTATTCTTTGTCCGCCGATCGGTGTACATCGAAATTGTCGGTAAAATTCAACGAGCCGAACCCCGCAAACAGGACATGAACAAAAAACGCTCCGCATTGTTGCGGAGCGCTCTCAACGTGAGCTATTGGGATTGTACAGGGGTCATTTTATGGTCGCCATTTTCTTGGGCGTTTGGACAACCTCGAATTGCCGGGCCAAGAAATCAAGGCCCTTCTGCGTGACAAGGACTTTGATGACCGTGAAAGATTCGTGATTGTTACGGTCGATCAATTTCTCTTTCAACTCGAAATAGCCTCGGTTAATATACTCTTGTTTCGGCTCGTTGCGATTGCAGAAGAAGATGCCGCGTTCGCGCAGCTTTTGGAAAAGCGTGTTGCGGCCGAAAGGCAGGCCGAGAATCTTCGCCGACTGCCCGACATCGATCTTCTGGTCGGTGTCGAGCACCTTGTCCATAAGTTCGGCTTTGGGCGCGAGAACGGCAACCTGCTTGTGGGCTTGTTCGAGCTGCTGTTTCTGTTTGGCAATAGTTTCATTCGCTACAAGGACGGCGCGAGCCATAATCATTTCGGGCGTGTCATTGTCGTGTGCAGCGACATAACCGCCCGTTTTGCGAATAGTCGGCAACACCTCGTCGCAAACCCAGTCTTGAAATTGCTCTGCCTGCGGGAGTTTCGAACGCATGACAAGGCGATATACGTCGGATTCTGGGATATATGAAACTTGCTGATTTCCGCTTTTAGTGGGGGTGTCGCGTTTTGCGACCCCCTTGCAATGTTTGGATATTGCATCCCTTGTGTTTATATACCCCAACGCTTTTGCAACATCATTTGCAAGAAACATCGGCTTATTGTCGACCATGACTATCCGCACACGGCCGAATTTTTCATTACTGAATGTCTGCGGAGTATTCATGTCCTATGCAATTAAAGATTGATACCTGTCGAGGCGCTGGCGAGCTTCAAAAACCACTTGATCTGCACTTGACATAACTGCATTCATATCGGGACGATATTCTGCCGGAAGCTTTGATAAAAGTCTATTGATTTGATTTTTGCTTTCTTCGATAACTCGAATGTTATCGGACATTTGTTCTGCAATAGTTGCAGCTTGAGCCAAAACAAAGGCTCGAAACGATGTGTTTTTCATGGTGATAAGCATTTACTTTGCAACAAAAACAGCAGTGTTGCTACCTGCTGCTTATCACCATAGAGGCTGCCGCATCATTACAATAACGGCACAGGGCATCACTGCTGTAAATTATGTAAGGGCATAAAAAAAGCCTATAAAATTAGGCCATATTATGCGCCTCTATGGTATGATAAGCATTACAAAGGTAATAATAATTTTTGTATTTACAAATTAAATTCATAATTTTGTTATACTAACCTAAATACGACAATCATGGATTTTAAAGATTCATTACTTGTTTTAGCAGATCGAGTCGCAAAACTTAAAAACGATGTCAAAACGGAAGAAGCAACAAAAACCTCCTTTGTTCTTCCATTTCTTCAATCTTTGGGGTATGATATATTCAACCCCGCAGAAGTAACACCAGAATGTGACTGTGATTATGGCACAAAAAAAGGCGAAAAAATTGATTACACGGTTCGCTTAAATAATGAACCCATCATGCTTATCGAGTGTAAGCATTGGTCTGCTGATCTGGACAAACACAAAGCTCAATTATTCAGATATTATCACGTTTCGCAAGCTAAATTCGGAGTTTTGACCAATGGCATAACATACAAATTTTTTGCTGATCTTGAAACTCCGAATAAAATGGATGATAAGCCTTTCTTTGAGATAAATCTACTTGATCTTCGAGATAGCCATATTGATAAACTCAAAGAGTTCTGCCACGATCAGTATGATATAAATCGGATTCTAAATTCGGCAACAGAATTAAAATACATTAATGCAATAAAGGCTTATATTTCAGCACAGAGTATTGAACCATCGGAAGAATTTGCCAAATTTATCATTAAGCAAGTATATAATGGAATAGTCACTAAAAGTGTAATGGATGAATTCACTCCAATGGTAAAAAGGGCATTCCAATTATTTACTAATGACTATGTAAACAAGCGACTTAAATCCGCTATTACTCCTGAAGTTCCTGCTGTTGATATTTCTACCGAATCTGAAACATCTTCAACCGAAGAATCGAAAATTGTTACAACGGAAGAAGAATTGCAAGGTTTTTATATTGTTCGGGCGATTCTTTGTAATACAGTGGACTTACAACGAGTAGTTTATCGTGATGCCCAAAGTTATTTTGCTATTTTATTCGACAATAATAACCGAAAACCTATCTGTAGGCTTCATTTTAATGGAGGCAAAAAATATATAGAGACATTCGACGAAAATAAGAATGGGACAAAGCACCTCATCGAATCGCTGAATGACATATATAAAATATCTGATATATTGATTCAAACTGTTGGATATTATCTAAAAGCATAAAGCCCCCCCCCTCTCATTAGTGAACAATAGCCGAGGTTTTGCCTCGGCTATTGTTTTGATGATTGTATAAGTATCAGATACCTAATGAGGGCCTTTAAAGTTGTGATAATACAATTATTCCGATTATTATTCCGAGGATGTACATAATCAGAAAGAAAATTAATATTCCTTTTATTGTAGATATTCCAGCTATTAATTTGGCTTGTTTTTCCTGACGATAGCTTTCAAGCAGAGGCCCGTATTCATCATTAACTTTTTTGATGAATTCGTTATACTCCATTTCCTTTTCCGCACAACTTTCGAAAAAAGCTTTTATGCTCTTCTCATTATCTTCTATAAGTTTATGGCTTTCATATGGATTATCATATAGACCACTCCAAAAATACTTGTGAGCAGACAATACTTTGTCCCAATATTTCCATACCACCGTTTTATCGGTTTTCATATTATTAGATTATTTGGTTAGTGTTGTAAAATTACAATTTTCATCAAATTTATCAATGATTTCAAACAACTTTTTATCCTTCGATGAAAAAAGTTGTTTTTTCTTGCTTGAATCAAGTGTATTTTATACATTCCCGATCCTACAATATTGCGGCAACCCTGCGGATCCGCTTGATGCGTTCCAGCAATTTACTGTCTTTTCTGGCTGTTTGCATATTATAGCGGGTTTGTAGATTCACCCAAAAAATAGCGTCAATACCCAATGCTGCCTCCAACATAATTGCGAAATCGGTAGAAATCGAGCGCTTCCTATTCACTATTTCGTTCAATGCCGTGTACGGAATACCTATTATCTCTGCAAATTTTCGCTGTGAAATTCCGCGGCTCTCCAATTCCTCTTTAAGAATCTCCCCCGGATGGGTCGGCTCAAATGGAATAAGTTCATCCTCTCTATAAATCTTGCGTGTCGTTTCCATGATTTCAACGGTAATGGTTGCTAATATCCAATATATGACAAACAGTTATCCATTATTCAATGATTTCATAAAGTAAATATAGTGCCTATTCTAAGACTCACAAAAATGTGACCGAAAAATATTTTTCAATACTCTTGCATAACGTGCCGAACATAACGACCTTTGAAGTGTCTGTGAGGATGCAGACCACATCAGCGACGAAGATACATGATTATATTCGATCGACAAGGCTATCAGTTATACGAGGCTCCTATCACAAGCGAAGCTATCGTGAAATACGAGCTCATGGGCGATTATTACGTCCAACTGTCTTTCGAGACCGCAGAGCAAGTAGATTTCAAAACGGGTAGCTATATATTATATGGCGGACGAAAATTCGAGATCATATCCCAGAAAGCTCGTCCCGAATACAACGCCACGACAGGCGGATATAAATACACGCCTAAATTCGAAGCACGGCAAAACCACATGAAGCGCCGCAAGGTCTTCTGGTTGAAAGGAGCCAATGCCGAAGTGACGTTCAGCGACACGACCGACCTCGCATCCTTCGGTAATCTCATCGCCGACAACATGAACGCCTTTCTGGGCACGACAGACTGGAAGGTGCCTGCCGTACCTGACGATCTGGCAAAGCAAGTGAAACTCGTCTCTTTCGATGCAGATTATTGCTGGGATGCGATCAACACGATTGCCGAAACATTCGACGTGGAGTGGTGGACGGTCGAAAACGGCGATGAAATATGGATTTATTTCGGCAAGCTGGAATTCGGAACACCCGAACGGTTCGAACGCGGTGATGTCGTAAGTTCTATTCCCGAGCAGAAAGGCGACAAATCGAACTATGGCACTCGTTTCTACGTCTTCGGCTCCACCCGCAACCTTACGAGCGACTACGCCTCCTCCGAGCAAGGCGGAGTGACCAACCACATATCGGAGACACGCCTACACCTGCCGAACGGCCAGCAATACATCGACGCATGGACGCCGCTCGACCCCAACGACATCGTGGAGCAAGTTGCCTTTTTCGAAGACATCTATCCCAAGAATACGGAAACCGTTACGAGCATAGAAACTGTCGAGCGTTCGATGGATGACGGGACGAAATTCGATGCCTACGTCATGGTGTGTGCAGATACTCCATTTACACCAGACGACCTGATCTCGGGAGAAACGATAGGAGCGCATTTTACCAGCGGCAGCCTCAATGGCTGGGATTTCGAACTGAGCATCAACGAAAGTCATTTCGACAAGAAATTCGAAATCATTGCGCAGACACAGGATTCGGGAGAGGAACGACCGATCATAATTCCCAACGAAAGTCTTCATCCAGAACCTGGCGATACGTTTGTTCTGACCGGCGTTAACCTGCCCGAGGAGCGTATACGAGAAGCCGAACAGGAGCTATTGGAAGCCGGCAAATCGTGGGCAGCGAAAAACAGCAGCGACACCGATGTATACCCGTGCCCTACAAATCCCGTATATTGTCAAGAGAACAACAAAAACTACGACGTCGGGCAAAAAGTGTTACTCATCGGCCCTCGGTTCGGCGAGCAGGGGCGGTTGTCTCGCATTCAAGGATATGAAAAGAAACTTTACAACGAATATATCGCCACATACACTGTCGGTGACAACACGGCATATTCCCGATTCGGAAAGATCGAAAAGAGCATCGACGCCGCAGCCTATGCCGAACGAATCGGTGTAGTGTCAGGGGTCGGCATCTACCTTATACGATCGAAATACGATCTTACATACCCCACCGACTACAACACCTACTCCGCCTTAGCAATCGAGACGCTGTTTCTGAACAAGCGCAAAGGGGGTGTAGTACAAGGCGACACATTATTCTCGGAAGATGTAGCTGTCGGCGGCGACATCGTATCGCGCGATTTCAGACAAGGAGATTTCTCCGGTGCCGGGTATGCAATGTATAAAGATGCAGCAGGCAATTCCGTCGTGGAAGCCGATCGGCTCATCGTGCGCAAGGATGCTGTTTTCAATGAACTCGTCATCCGGCAAACGGATTTCGTCACCGGAGAAACGGTGTTTTCCTGCGGGGGATTCGAATGCACATCGGTAGAAGAAACGGCAACGGCATATCGATGTTACTACAACAATCACGACGGCGCTAAGTACAGCGGCCTTAAAGTCGGCGACCAAGTTCGTTGCCAACGATACGCCGCCGAAGGCAATACGGTTATAAAGTACTATTGGCGTCTGGTTACGGCCGTTACGGAGAACTACGTCGATCTCTCGAAAACGGACGCTGACGGCAACGGAATCCCCGACGTGGGAGACAATATCGTACAGTTCGGTAATAGAACTGACGTTGCACGGCAATCGGCAGTAGTCATAGATGCCACAACCGGAGGTTCTATCGTCATACTCGCACACATCGACAGTTATACCCTCTCGGAGAAAAACTATGTCGGGCAGGGTGTCAACCCTTTTACCGGCGAAGCCTACATGTATGTTTACGGCGACATGTTCTTCGGAGACCGCGATCTCTCCGATCCTGACTCGACATACATCACGTATCAACGAAGGGAAGGCGCCACAAGGCGACGCATGGAGATCAAAGCCGACATCGTTATAGGCAAGAACAGCTCCGGACTACATAATCTCTCAGAATGGACTACGGCACAGCAACAGATCGACAAAGCCCAGCAAGCAGCAAGTGATGCGAATGATGCGATTGCCGCAATGAACGACGACACGGTATTCGATATCGTCGAGAAGCAGCAGATGCGCATCCAGTGGGAGACGATCAACGGTGCGGCGAGCGTCGTCGAGATGGGCGGGAGCGGTTCGTATTACCATGCGTTGCAGATCGCCGCCGCAGCGGAGGGCTTGTCCGTCTTCGCCACGGCCGACGGCGAAATCTTCCTCGTGCGTACCGCGCCGCAGTCGGAGCAGTACGCGCAGATCATGCTGCGCAGCGGCGAGGCTTCCGCATCGTCGCTGACGACGTCCTACCTCGCTCTGCGCGACTATCTGGCCGCCATGCGGCTCTACGACGACGAAGTGACCGAAGGCTTCGATCCGCGCCGGCTGGCC